CTAACGCCAGTAGCACTAGCCATTTGAGCAGGAGAAATAGAATAAGTCTCCATAGCCGTGACGATCTGAGCATCAGTCAGGCCAGGTGTTTGCAGAAAACTTACAATTTGTTCATTACTTATAGCCATAATCTAGCTCCATTCTTAATACATATTCTTGTTTATCAGGCTACCAAGCCCAAATAAATACTGCGCCATCACCGCCTTGGCCTCCAAGGGATGCGCCAGAAGTAGTACCTCGACCACCTCCACCGCCACCGCATCCAATGCCGCCACGACCGCCATTTCCGCCAGCACCAGCGGTATTTTTACCACCACCACCCGCACCACCAACGCCAAGCAATATTGGTTGATTGATAAAATAACCATCTTTACCATTGCCACCAGTAGTTCCCGCACCGCCTGATACTGTTGGGTATCCATAGTTTGTAGCTACGTTACCGCCAGCAGTAGTTACGACACTTGAGCCTCCACCACCACCAGATAAGAATGTAGTTGTGGATGCTGTAATTGCAGTTGTTACAGCCGCACCATCTTGTCCAGCAATAGATGAAAAAATACCAGAAGCACCAAAAAAGTTATTTGTTGATGCTGTAGCACCAGTAGAAGTTACTGTAGTGTTTGCAATTATTAATGGATAGCCAGCAGACGCTTTTGGGCCTTGCCAAGAAATAACGGTATTAACACCAGAAGCAGAACTACCAACTAGAATACGCAATTGGTCAGGAATAAAAATAGCAGGGCCAATCCATGAAGTCACCGCGCCAGAGCCGCCACCAACACCACCAGCGGTCGTAGAACCATTAGCACCATCAGCACCACCACCAATCAACAGCATACGCACCATAGATGCACCACGAGGTTTAATCCAATCACGAGTAGAGCCGCTACCATAAAACTCTTGGTAGTTAGCAGATTGTGGTGAAGCAAAATTAAAAGTATCTAGCATCTTGTCACCATGTAATTATTACGACCATACCATCACCGCCAACTCCAGAACCAATAGCTGTAGAGCTTCCACCACCACCACAACCAATTCCACCCCTGCCATTTCCGGCATTACCACCACCTGTTCCAACAATTATTGGTTGAGTTTGAAAAAATCCAGAACCAGAATTTAAATATCCATAGTTAGCCACTACTGTGCCAGCGTAACTTCCACCACTTAAAAATGTTGTTGAAGAAGCACTTATTGATGTGTTTGAACCATCTTGCCCAGCAACCGAACTAAAAAATCCAATTGCCGTAAAATAGTTTGGTGTCATTGCTGTCCCACCAGCACCAGTAGTAGTTCCTTCTTTACCACCATTTGCAGTTAATAAAGTGTAACCAGTTCCAGTTTTTTGTTGGTAATAAACTATTGTTTGTGTTCCTTCAACACCATCCGTTCCACCTTTCCCAACAACAATATCTAAAGAATCTGGAATTAAAAAAGCTGGACACATGAAATTTGTGACTGCCCCAGAGCCACCACCTAATTGTGTTGATGCTGCATTATCTATTCCACCACCAGCACCAATTAAAGTAAACCAAACAAAAGATGCGCCTTGTGGTTTAACCCAAGTTTTTTCAAATAAATGACCAGTAGTTTGTGGGTCGCCACCATTAAAAATCTGAATGTTTGCGCCTTGTGGCGTTGGGTATTTAATAGGATATGACATATTACCAACTCGCAATCAGAACAAGGCCATCACCGCCAATAGAGTCTGAAGCACTATCGAGATAAGTACCAGCACCGCCACCGCCAGAGCCAATCCCACCTTTACCGCCACTTCCACCATTTCCGGCTACATTGCCACTACTGCCGCCACCGCCACCACCAAGTCCAAAAATTATTGGTTGCATTTGGAAAGTTCCTGAACTTGCATCACCTCCACTACCGCTAGAACCAACAGCAGCAATGCCGCCTTTAGCAACATATCCATAATTTGCCGTATTGTCATATCCAACAGCATTTGTAGTTGAAGCACCACCAGAACCACCAGACAAAAATGTTGTTGTAGATGTAGTTGCCGCACCACCAATAGCGCTACCAGCTTGACCTGCTACAGCTTGGAAAAAACCCATTGCAGAAAAATTAGTTGCTGTACTTACGGTAGCACCCGCACCCGCAGCGCCACTACCACCAGCAGCACTACCACCATTGGCAGATAAAAGTGCTTGATTAGTCATTAACTTAACTAATGAATCGCCACCATTTGCAGCAGAACCGCCAACACCAACAATTACTGTTAAAACATCAGGAACGTGTTGAGTTGCGCCATACCAAACAGTTACACCGCCAGAGCCGCCACCACCGCCAGATAATCTTCCACCACCACCAGCGCCAATCAGCAACATATAGATATGACTAACACCTCTTGGTTTATTCCAAGTGCGTGTTCCTCTACTGCCAGAACCTGCAGGAGACCTATTGAATATCTGGATGTCACAACCTTGCGGTCTGGCTATTGGGAATGGAAACATCGTTTAGCCCCAAGTAGGTGCTGTAGCGTTGTCGTTTGTGCAAGTGTATTCAACGTGTTCATCAGGAGCAATAGCAGTCCCATCGGCACGATAAACGCCAATGGTGTTGCCATCTTCCATCTTCTGATAGCCAGTTGAATTATCTGTAAAAGTGATTTCAAACCATGTAATCATTTTAGTAATCTCCAGCGATTGTGACGATGGAGTAACCAGTACCAGTAGAGCCAGTAGAAGTTCCAAAGGTCACATACAGTAAATAGCTAGGGTCAAGTGCAATGTTGATAGGCAACTCAAACACGCTAGAAGCCGCAGTCTGAGACAGCGTTACCGCTGGCAATGTAATCTCATCAAACAACCAAGTGTTTGTTGCGCTGGTTGTAGTGCTAGATGAAATAAACACGCGACACACAGTAGCCGCAGGAGAACCTACAGGGCGAAAGCGAATCTTTTGAATGTAAGAGCCATTAGTTCCAGCAGTAAATGCTTTGACTAAAGTTCCAGAGCCATCAAGTGCTGTGTTAGCCGTTGGGCCAACAACAAGACCTGAGTTATTGGCGGCTACTGAGTCAGTTGCACCAACGATGGAATATATGGGAGAGGTATTTGCTGGCATGATTTTCCTTTAGCAAAGAATGCAGTTAACTGCGATAGCCCGAACTAGGCCGATTGATGTACCACTAGAAGCGGATGCAATGGTAATTGAACCCGATGCGTTTGTTACAGTAACACCAGTACCTGCTGTAATGGTTGCTAATGTGTAGTTTGTCCCATTACCAATAAGAAGCTGACCATTGGTTGGGGTTGTAGATAAAGCTGTACCGCCATTAGCAACTGGCAAAGTTCCAGTTACACCAGTAGATAAAGGAAGTCCTGTAGCATTGGTTAACGTGGCACTTGCGGGCGTTCCCAATACGGGAGCAACAAGAGTTAATGCTGTTCCATTAGTTGTAGCACCCGTAATTCCGCCAAATGCACCCGCATTATTGTATTGAACTTGAGTGGTTGAACCGCCTGGTGATCCTCCACCACCAGAAGCAGCAATAGTTTGATTGGGCCATGTACCAGTAACAGTTACGTTTGTTCCCGCAACAATGCTAGGAGTTGCTGTTCCTGTACCACCATTGGCGACAGGAAGTTGCCCTGTTACACCTGTAGACAAAGGCAAGCCAGTTGCATTGGTTAATGTCGCACTTGTTGGCGTACCTAGAATTGGTGTTACCAAAGTAGGTGAAGTAGCAAAGACTGCCGATCCTGTGCCTGTTTCGTCTGTCAAAGCGCCCAAAAGCTGTGCAGAGGTAAATGAACCCAATGAGGTTGCATTTCCAACAGAAGTGACAGCACCTGTTAGGTTTGCGTTAGTTGTCACATTACCTGCTGTCAAACCTGAAGCAGTACCTGTAATGTTTGTGCCAACCAATGCGCTAGGAGTGCCTAAAGCAGGAGTCACCAAGGTTGGACTATTGGCAAACACCAAAGCACCCGATCCTGTTTCGTCTGTAACGGCAGATGCCAAGTTAGCAGATGATGGAGTACCCAAGAATGTAGCTACACCAGTACCCAAACCACTTACACCAGTTGAAATTGGCAATCCTGTGGCGTTTGTCAAAGTTGCAGAAGCAGGAGTTCCCAATGCGGGAGTTACCAAAGTAGGACTGTTTGACAGAACAACAGAACCTGTACCTGTAGAAGAAGTTACACCAGTACCACCATTTGCAACCGCTAGAGTTCCTGTAATGTCAGAAGTAGAAAGGCTTACTGCATCCCAAGAGGCATTAGTTCCATCAGTCTGAAGGTACTTGTTTGCGTTACTTGTTTGGCTAGGCAAAAGGTTATTCAAGGCCGCAGTAGCCGTAGAAGCACCAGTACCGCCATCAGCAATGGCTAAATCTGTAATTCCAGTAATAGAACCACCAGTAATTGCTGCAGCAGAGTTATCTGTCTTTGTCGCAATAGCAGTCGCAATGTTGTTGTATTCAGTATCAATCTCAGCACCCTTGACAATCTTTAAAGGATTGCCAGGTGATAAGTTATCTTTGGTAGCGAAATTGGTTGTTTTGGTGTAATTGCTCATATTTACCTCTTAGGCTATTTTGCCATCTTTGGCTTGAATTTCAATCTTTTGCAAAGAAAATGAAACATTGTTAATTGTAGTTTCATAACCAGTTTGAACAATCTTTCCCGCACCTGAAGCATTAGCAGTCAAAGTTTTAATTGGAACGCCACTTGTGTATTCAGCAGTATTGTATTCAGCAATACCATATTCATAACTGATTTGCGTAGGGATATAGACGTTTTCCGCTTGATATGCGCCAGAATAATCAAAGCCCCACTTGATTGTTAAGTACTGATTTGATCCGCCAATCACAATGGCAGTTACAGACTTCAAAATAGAAATCTGGTTAGGATTTCCTAAGTCAGCATTGTTTGTATAGTAAGCAAATCGGTATGTAGATGAGTCATCAAGATAAGTTCCATACTTACCAATATAACCATTCTTTCCAATGTATAAGTCACCATTACGCAATGAGCGCAAAGCAGTTGGTGCAATAGAGTCCCACTTTGTTACCCTTGAAGAACCATCTTGCAATGATTGCTTAGTGTCAAAGCAATAAACTTGGAATGTTGCTGGTAAAACAAGTAAATAAAAGGCTTCTTTTTCTGAGTAAACAGACTTCAAGTTAGCCAATGTTTCGCTTGCTAAAGATGATGCAAGATCAAAACGAACATTCTTAGACAAGTCTCGCAATGGGGCAGACTTCTCTTGAATTGTCCTCATCAATGAACGAACACCTGAGTCTGACAAGAAAATAACATCAGAGCCAACGCTTTGAATGGTGTCTCTTGCGATGCACCCAATAGAGCCAATTGTGTCGCTCAGAACAAGAGATGCGGGTGTAGACGCACCAGAGTAGACAAGAATCTGTCTCTTACCAAAGATAAACAAGAAATCATTGTGTGCTGCCAAGCCCATGACCTCATCAGCACCATTAGGCCACACACGAGACACATCTAATGAGCCTGAAGTGCCACCGCCCCATACATGACCTGCAATCAGATCAGAGAAGGTAACTGTTACTTTATCTGTAGCAGTATTTGCCACCCACAAGCGACCAAATGCTGATATGCAGATATTGGCTTGAGGAACAGTAGCCACATAACCAGACTTCTCAGAGACTCTGCGATAAGTAGTTGTACTTACAGCGGGGTCATAAATCAATGGATCGTGACCAGATTGAAAGAAGTAAGCAATGCCATTTAAAGATGCACATTGCCAGTTAGATGCTGTGATAGTAGGAGCAGAGCCGCCACCACCATAGGTCAACTCAGTCACCGCATTAGAAGTACCAAGTTTAAATATCTTGTTGTTGCCAGCAAACAGAACTGTAAGAGTCCCGTCAGTCTGGACTAATTCATGGATCACACCGACATCGTTAGCATCTAAAGCACCAGAAGATGAGTTAACCCTTGACCAACCTTTTCTAGCACCAAGCCGACCATTCTGATCCAAGATGCAGTTGGTTGCAACCAAAGCAAAGCCAGCCCCTAAATCAAGGGGAGAATCTTCAGTATTCAGGCCATAAAAGCCTGGTGCTGAGAGACTGTAACTTTGTAGAGGTTTAGACATTACACGGGTTCAAAGTTGTTTTCAATATAGCGAGTGCCTTCAAGTGCAATGGCATCCGAGAGCATTCCCCTGAACAGGGCATAGGCTTCGGAAGAGGCAGTTCCTCCATCCTCACCACGCTCAATCAATGCCCTTGCATAAGCACTTTGGGCAACTAGATAATCTAAAACTTTGACAGATGTTGCGTCTGATGACAGAGTTGCTTGCGGTACAGCCAAGTCAAACATGACTGTATAGACCCCATTAGGAATTGGAAATAACTCTACTTTAGTGTCTCCACTACCATCAACACCATCAAAGGTGAATTCAGAAGGTATACCAGTTGATGGAGTACCAAAGTTCAGTTTGCGATTCATGTCCACAAAACTGATATTTTTTAAACCAATAAAACTTGTTGAATTGATAGCATCGTTAACTTGGAACTTCTGACCCGCACCCGTCATTGAATAAGCGTGTGTGTTTGCAGTAGTTGTGATGGTCACTGTCGTGCTAAGAACATTCCAATTAAAAGAGTCTTCAATCTGACGCTTAGCATCATTGACAAACTTGCCAATCAAAGAAGAATAGGTTGTTTCGCCAACAGTAGAGACTGTGCTTTCACGCAAGCGAACTAGCACATCGTTAACAAGTTCTAAGTAAGTCATGTTCGTTGTGCTCCATTAACCTCAAAGGTTGCGATAAAACTAAAGGTACTAGCGGATTGCGTAGTAATTTGAATTTTATCGCCTTCTTCTAAAACAATATAAGCATTACCATCAAACTGAAGGTATGCCTTTGAAGTAAAGTCGTATTGAGTAAGAATATCATAGGTAGTCGCCAAACTAGCGTCATACCATTGGACAGTAATGTGCTTGGTCGAGCCACCAGTATTGTGAATGTACATCACAGTAAATTTGGCGTAGTAACCCGTAGGAACTGTATAAACAGTAGTCAATACTGCCGCAGTAGGGCTAACTCCAACAGATACTGGTCTCATTTGTTCCTCTTAGAGATCGCTTTAGCCTTAGCTTTAGCGTCTTCCTTGGACGTTGCGCCCCAAGCTCTAAGAGAAAGTAAAAGTCGGGTAGGCTTTCCATCTTTCATCTCAGCGCCAGGCATATTGCCCATTCGTGCTAGAAAGGATGCCCTACGAGGGTTGTCTCCCGATTTGACGGGTGGTTTTAGATTTCCACCAGTTTCTGCATTATACGATGCTCTTCCTTTGGCATTCAAGCCCCCCTTGGGGTTTTTTCCTTCTTTTGTTTGCCAAGCAGGAGATTTCATTTCTTCTTTGCGGTCTTAGCCGCAGCCTTAAATGCCGCCTCAGTAGGAGCGCCTTTAGAACCAACTTTACGCATCTTTTCCTTAGAACCAGCTTTGATGCGTTCTTGTTTGGCATTGATATTAGCGTATAGACCTTGTTTCATTTCTTCTTCTTCATAGGCTTGCTCATACCCGCCTCTGATAAGGCAATGGCAATAGCTTGTTTCTTGGAAGTTACGGCAGGGCCTTTCTTAGACCCTGAGTGCAGTTTACCCGCACCATATTCACGCATAACCTTGCTAATCTTAGTTTCAGCTTTAGTTTTGTTCATATCAGTACAAAATCTTTGCTGTGATTGTTCCAGTAACATAGACTGTGCAATTGGCTCTTAAATACTTAGGTGCATTTGCCACAGTGATAATGCCATCACCAGTTAATGCTGTACCAATCGTTGAATAAGTTACCCCATCCAAACTTCCTTGCAAAGCAACAGTAGCACTTGTGATTCCTGAAACTTGTAGGAATGCAGGTTGACCAGGATCGACTTGAACTGCAGTTGATGCACCAGTTGCAGTAACTGCACTCAAAAGAGTAATTGGAGACGCTAATGGCATTATTTACCCCTTGTGGATTTTTTCATCATGTTTGTAGCAGTACGACCACCACGCTCAGGCATTGGACGCATCTTAGGCTTTCCAACAGCAATCATAATAGCCAAAGGCATAGTCTTTGGTTTCTTAGTCTCTTTAGGCTTTGTCATTTTCATGGTTTTTCCTTCGTAATAGGCCCGCCAGCTTTCCACGCATCACAAGTACGGGCGGCAGCACAAGTGAA